CATCAAAGTTAACCTCTGCCTTATCAAAGATGTCGGTCTACTCCGGAGCAAGCCAATTGTCTAAGGTAGCAGTTTGACGCGAACGACCAGTATCCATTGGTGTTACATCTGCTTGGGTGGCCTTCTGATTAGCAATACCTTTACCCATACGAGTAAATTTATAGCTCTCACCAGTTACGCCGGTTCGGATTGTTACGCAAGGACGGAGCTTGCCGCCATCTTGGAACGCGTGTTTTACTTCGCTGTCAAAGTCAATGACCGCAGCATTTGATAAATTCTTAGACATAAAAATGCCTCCAATAATACGTTAATAAAAGTTAGTTTTTAGCTTTTATCACGTATCCGAAACGGGGTGATATTCACTAAATCATGTTTCACAACATTACTTAATAAACCCTGTTCCGGTCTGCAAGCAGAGTATCGGAGGCCTTTTAACTATTAAAGCACTTGACAAGCGGTTTTGTCAACCAATGACCTGTCTGTAGTCCTCTAAGCCGTGCACCTGATTTCTTAGTTCAATGTAGCGTGCCTTAAAGTCTGGATCTGTTTGTATCTTCCTGTTCCCGTTATCGTCAGTGGCAAATTGCATAGCTCTTACCTCTTCAGCGTTAACATTAGAGACAGGAGTTACACCGGCTGGTGACATTGGAGCCTTACGACCTAGTGATATGAGGTGTTCAACAGCCTTTGCGCTCTCTGCACTGTGGACCAAGTCTTTAAATCCATCAACCATGTCAGATGGTAGGTTAGCATTCCCCCACTTCTCTAAGTTATCAATCCGTCCTTGCCCGTTCTCACCTAGTGCAGCTACCTGCTCAGCCTGGAATGTCTTTAGCTCGTCTGATCTAGTCGCCTCATTCATTAGGTGTAGGTTAATTAGGCCATCAACGCCAGCCTGATTCATGTTTGATTCCTTAGCGAACTCAAGCATTGACGAGATAAAAGGATCTTCAGCGTCTAGTTCCATACCTGCATCTGCCTGCTCCTGCGATAACAGCACTTGATAATCATCAGGCGCACCAGTAAACGCACCGAAGCGCCCCTCTAGATCACCATAAGCCCTAGCTTGCGCCTCTACTGTCTGATATTTATCTTTTAGATATTCGGGCTTGTCTCCTGTTCCTGCTATGCCCTCAGCATAATAGAAACTAGGCTCCTGCTCGCTTACCGCGTCCGATACAGATTGCTCTGCGCTTACCTCTGTGCTTCCTTCTTCGCTCATTTGCTACCCTCTACTTTCTTAATGGTTAATAGTATTCCTCTAATAAACCTTTTCTGGCCCTCATTAATCCCGACAGACAATATATCATCCCCTGGATTAGCAGTTGGAGACATTATAAGCCCCTCTGTCCATAGCTCTAAAAGCTTTTGCCCATCTTCAGACTGCTTAAACGTGCGATGTATAAGATAATCAATCTGATCACCTGCCGCTTGCAATGCCTTCCTTTGACGCTCTACCTCTTCAGGATTAACGCCGCCTAATTGATCATAAAAATCACTGTCCCGATGCTCCAACTGTGCCTCCTTCAAGACTTTGTTCTGTTGCTGCCTGTAATTGCTGGCCTATTTGCTGCCTTTCTTCCTCTGTTCTTACAAGGTCAGAGGTAACACCAAGCTTACTCGCTGTAATCTTAGGCATCTCTTCAATTTTAACCGAGCCTATTAAAGCCTCCTCTGGTAGTGATGCCTGCAAGAATCCATACCATGCTTGAATGTTCTGGAAGTCTTCGAGGTTCTCAGCGTTGGCTAGCGGTGACTTAAGCTTAAAGTCTATTTCCTTACCATTAACCTTTAACCGCTCTACTCGCCCGTCATCTGCAAGAATGTCCATCACGCCTGCTACTAGCTCTTTGATTAGCTCAGTGTTTAACCGGCCAAATGATGCGCCACTGTTCTTTAACATCTCCTGTTGTCTGATCATGTTCTCAGTAGCAGAGCGGACAGGGTCAGTTACATCGCCTAGTGGATCAGAGAATAGAGCCTTTCGTATAGAGTCCTGTTCCATCTTCAGTAGTTCAACACTAATACCAATATTACCTGATGGAGTTACAGGCACTAAAGAGGGGTTTTGACTGTTATTACTTCCTACTGGGATAACGGCACCAGGAGCTACGTTAACGGTGTGAGGGTTGAATATGCCGTCGTCCACACCTGTATACATGCCAGCTGTCTGAATAGCAGCGTTACGGAGTATAAATTCCTTCTCCTTGTTGGCTGTCATTATAGAGGGAAGCTTGCGAATGATAGGCCCCCGACCAAATACCTCACCTGGTGTTACATCATTACGGAATACTATTAGCCTTTTAGACTCGAATGACTGAGCAAACAGTAATGCTTTCTCTGCTTCGTAGACAATAACTTGGTGGTACATTCCATCAGCAGGGTTGTATAGCTGCCCATTAAGAATAGTTACCTCTTTGGCTGCTGGTTTATCTGCTAGCTTAGCCAGCTTCTCTGATAGCTCAGCATCAGGCCATACCTGATTAATAAGCTTAGGCTCTATCTTTTGCTTACGCCATGCAGATTTGATTGGCCCGCCTGCTGGGGCTTCTGGGTATAACTCGGCTAGTGGTACATTGGTAAACTTAATAGGCTCGCCAAGCTCTCCTTGCTCCAACTGTATAGCGCCTGTCCCAATACCATAATCAATTAAGGCGGGGTCTATCTCTGTATAGAAGTTAGAATGATTTAACGCAGCAAAAAACTCAGTTTGAGCCTTCTCTAATATCTCTTTGTTGCTGTCGTCCTCCTCTACATCTGTACCAGCTACGAACTCAAGCCACTCAAGCCAAGGAGGGAACATTGCACCCTTAACCCTATTGGCATAGATAACAAGGCCATCTACAGCGGTATCATCAAAGACCTGTCTATTCTTCTTTTGCCCTGCCGCGTGCAGTGTGAATGTCTCACGATTAGGAGCTGCATAATCAAATGCGTCTTGATGTAATGATCTAAACAGCTCATATCGCTCGGATGCATGCTTAAAGCGCTTTAATAGGTCGTCTACTGTGCCTAAGCCTTTTGGGATCTCCATTCTATCCACCACCTAATGTGGTAGCTCTGCCACCTGATATAAGAGATTTCCTACCACCTGCTGCAAGCTTTGCCTGTCCTCTACGCTTGTCTACCTCAGCTTGAGACTCTGCCACTCGCTGCTGCTCTTTGACTTTAGCAATGTCAATCCCTTTCTCTTGTTCTTTTAGCTGCTTCTTTCGCCCTCTGCGCGCACTTACTGCTGTTCCTGCGCCAATTAATGCTGTGATTATACCTGCCGTCAAAGCCGCCATTATAACTCCAATTCTCTAGCAAGTGACTCGTTCAAAGTACACTCATCTATGTTTTTTATCTGTATGTTTAGCTTTTTAAGCCTGCTTGCCCTTAAATCATTATATGGCTCGTCACGTACATACGTCCATATTTTGCGCAAATTCTTATCTATATCGTTAAAATTAACGTGCAAACAGTCGATATTATCCAATATTTCCTTGTGCTTAGCTAAATGGTAAGAAATATCTATACCGTAGTGCTTACTTGCAAACGCCGCTGCTTTACTAACGTCGCTGTCAATTACAATGACTTTACTGTCTGGAAACTCCAACTTAACATCAATAAGACTTAGTGTTGTCAAGCAATCACCCGATCCTTTGATCTTATCCTTGTACTCTTGTAACGAGTCGCACCCCACCATACCTTCATGATGGCAGTCGAGAAATACGGACAGCCAAGCAGTCCGACTCCTTGGAAGCCCAGAGACAAAGAAAGGCTTATCCAAAGACATCAAAGACCATAGGGGCTGCTATTGTGCGTGTTGTGTGCTTATTAGCTCTGACTATTGCCTCTCTTCCCTCTCCTTCACCTTGCAAGCCGTATTCAAGCGCTTCAACTGGATGAGAGTATTCGTTCTTATCTGGTTCGTCGGTATATCGCTCACCTGTTGTCTGTATGCGCCTATAGCAGAATCCACCTTGTAAGCCCTTACGAGTCATTTTGCATTTAGGCGTGATGATGAATCTAGGCTTGCCATCCATGCAAATCTCTTTCATTGGCGTTTCAAGTGCTGCACGCCTGATAAGTGGGTCATTAGTATTGGTTGGGTTAGTGGGTATCCCTGCTGCTCTCATCAGTTTAAAGGGGGTGTCATCTGTTCCTTGCCCTCTATTGCTGCCTGATGGATCACCCCAGCCTCGTATCTTATTGTTTGGATAGTGCCTATCAATGTACTTCTTAAGCTCTGGCGCAAATGTGACTGCACTCATATCATCGGCTAAGAACTCATCAAAGGCTATCCAGCGATTAAACGACGACTCCTGCATGAATAAGCAAGCGGGAGTACGGCCAAAATCAAGCCCAAGTATAATAGGCTTGCTAGGATCAGGCTTAAAATCCATATCATCGCAATGTACAGAGTCAACGTATCGCGGGTGAACCGGTTTGCCATCTGATACATATCCATACTCATTAGCTAAGTTAACTTTAATCCAGTCTTTGGTCTTGCCTTGCATGCCTCTATGATAGTAGCCCTCCGGTAAGTTGCCAATGTTCTCGGCTTCTGGGTTCTCTTTAAATCCCTCGCCATCTGGTAACACTCCGCCTGGTTGCCTAAAGAACTGCCAGTCTTCTGTCTCTGTCTCTTCTGCTAGCTTGTAATACCAGTGATCTTCATCTGGTGCATTGGTATCACCTATCATGCCATGCCAAGTTGGTCTCGCTCCCTCTTTAGGTGATGGGTAACGGCCATGCCGTAGATCAAGCATATCAACTACAGACTTAGGTAGCTCTTTAACCTCATTCAACCAGATACCTGTTGCTTGCTGACCCCTGGCTTTCTTTACATGATCAGGTCTATCGAACGCAATAAAGACCACCTCGGCCTCTACTGTTGTTCCATCTTCCAGGTCGAATATCAATCGGTGTGTTGGTGGCTCTTTGCTGCCTTGTTTGAATACACCTAAGTCACCATGTATCTCTAGCCAGTCTTTGATAGTAGTTGAGAATAGTTCAGAGTAGGTGTTACGTGATGCAATCCAGCGGCTAAGGCGTTTATTGTAATTCTTGTGGTCTTTGCCCTTAACCGGCTCTTGCTCGCACATAAGATCGAATATCTTTAGGATAGTCTGTACAGTCTTACCAGAGCCAAGTGGCCCCATTATCATAGAGTTTCTAGCTCTACAATCTGCATAGTCCTGCAATACCTTTCCCTGTGGCATCAGGA